ATTTTATGAACATACTGGAGCTACGACCAGTAGAAGAAGCATTGGTGATCATGTCTTAAACGCTAACGCTTGGAACCACATATACTGGGCGTTCCAGCCGAGCGGTAGTTCATACCTTGGAATCAACGGCACTGTAACGGAAGCTTCTGGTTCTTATATTACTAATTTTGCTCCAACAGTAGATTTAAATTTGCTTAAAACACCAGGAAATGCTGACGATGCAGTAAAAGGTTATGTACAAGAATTTATAGTAAAAAACACCGTACCTTACACTGCCAATTTTACACCATCAACAACTCCTTTAGTGTAATGAAAACACTCCTCGCAGCCATTATGTTCACAACGACGACTCTTTTCGGAGCCGACCTTGTACTTACGTGGACTGATAATTCTTCAAACGAAGATGGATTTGAGATTTGGCGGCAGCAAAATGGAGGCGAGTGGTTACTCATTGCAGCAACAAATGCTGACGACAGTAGTTTCGTTGATGGTGTAATACCTGTAGGAACAACGCTGTCGTATAGGGTGCGAGCTTGGAATCAATTCGGCGAATCGGATTACACTAACATCGTCAGCATTGGAACATATCCTCCAGCAGCTCCTAGCAGTTTAGGCGGTGCAGTGATTAAGAGCGAAGGCGTTTCAATGGTTCCGCAAATGTTGAAGGAAGAACTTGGTTCGCCACCGCGTAGAACTGTTTCGGTGAGAACCTACAGAGATCAGCACGGGAGGCTGGTTATAGACAGATCATGAGGAGCGTGAATAGGATAGGTGGCTCCAATGGAGACAGGTTCTTGGATCTTAGTGACTACGAACGGGTCTTGGGTTCTATTTGTGAAGAGAACGGCTGGGAGTACGGAACCTTTCGGGACTACATATTTTTTGATAAAGAATGTTTTAATATAGATAACAGGCAAACCCTTAAGCATGACTTGGAATGCAGGAAGCTGTCCATTAGTAAGCTTAATGAGTACGCTCTAAATTACAAAACGTGAAAGACATGGTAGAAAGATCGGTTATAGGTGTGGTAGGATCAGGAGCAGGTCTAGCCCTAGCGGGAACAGACCAAGTGTTATCTGTGGTGGCATCGGCATTCACTGTGGTCTTCATGAGTCTTTCTATTTTAAAAATATTAAAGGAGATAAGAGACAAAAAATGAACGGTGAGCTAGTGGCAATGCTTGGGGGCGGAGTCACGGGGTTTGTGATGAAACTAATTTCAGCACAGATGAATATTCAAGCAAACGCCATTCAGTCCATGATTAAGAAACAGGGAATAGTAGATGATTCAGCAGATAGAGCAGCACAAAGATCAGGAGAAAGCGGAGCGTGGGTACGCAAACTCATCGCTATGTGCATACTATTTTCGGTCGTATTTGCTCCCTTCATCATGGCCTTCTTTGACATACCAGTAACCATTGAGGCACAAAAAATGGGAGTGTTTAAATTTTTAGGAATAGGAGCAGATAAATGGAAAAATCTAGAGGGGTTTGTATTGTTGCCAGAAGTTCGGCAAGGGATGCTGGCTCTACTAGGTTTCTATTTTGGAAGTTCACAAGTTAAATAGAAAGGATAGATATGAAAACTGGAAAACGCAAATCATGCCCAATGGGCAAACGCAAATCTAAGGGTAAAAGAAAAAGTTATTAGTTATGCCAAAGGACGCTTGTTACAGAAAAGTTAAAGCACGGTACAAAGTGTTTCCATCTGCGTATGCAAGTGGGGCTATAGCCAAGTGCCGTAAGGTAGGTGCTGCTAATTGGGGAAAACGCAAGAAGGCAAAATAATGGCTGTACGGAAGACAAAGAAAGGTGCTGATCTTAAGCGGTGGTTCAAGGAAAAGTGGGTAGATGTACGCACTGGAAAGCCTTGTGGACGCCGTAAAGGAGAGAAACGCGGCACCCCATACTGTCGTCCATCTAAGCGTGTAAGTGGCAAGACTCCTGTAACCAAAGGAGAAATGACTGCTTCACAAAAAAGATCAAGGGTAGCTCAAAAAAAGAAACTAGGGCAACCAGCAGGTAAACCAAGAAGAGTAAAGGCGGTAAGACGTGGCAAAAATAAATAAGAAAAACATGAAGTGTAACGTTCCGCGAAGGCAAGTCCTTGGTGGGAAAAAGTCTGTTGTAAAAGCCTGCCAAGGTGGGAAAGAAAAGATAATACGCTTCGGGGATGCTAATATGAGCATTAAAAAAAGTAGCCCAGCACGTAAAAAAAGTTATTGTGCTAGATCTGGTGGCATCAAGGGTAAAAGCAATAAGCTTTCCGCAAACTATTGGAGCAGGAGAGCTTGGAATTGTTAAATGGATAGGTACGAACAATACGGAAGATTGGATGATCGTCCAATAAAGGATTTAGAATCTGGCTTTAAAGGGTTTAACAACCGCCTTAGGCCAGACCAGCTTCCTACTGGGGTGCTTGAAGAATCACTTAATGGAAGATGTGATATAGGCGGAGATTGGCAAACCAGAAAAGGAATTCAATCTAGGTTGGCACCATTTACATCTCCTAGTTTTGTCCTTCCTTTTACTCTTTATGCTAACGTAACTAGCAGCAGTCTTGCTGGCCCATCTACTGGCGTTATTACTATCAATTTTTCATCCGCACACGGAATTGTAGATCAAACTTTAGTTAATGTAAGCGGAATTACTGGGGTAACCCCCGATCCCAACGGCAATAAAATCGCAACCGTAACCAGTGCAACGGCTTTAACTATTTCTGAAACTGGAGCAACTGGAACAGCCGGTGGAACTGCTACGGTTGGATCTGGGGACTTGAATGATAACGACATTGTTGGGGTGTACGGCTGTATGCCTTTTTACGATGACGCAAATTATAATTCTTCATATATTTTAATTGCTGGAAATGTTGCCGTTACTGCGTTTAATCTAACTACAAACGTAACAACCAACATCCCATACCCTACTGGAGTAAGCGTATTTCAAGACGTTGACATGATCCAGTTTGACAACAAGGTGTACATCCATCGAGATGGTTTTACAGCAATGGAATGGGATGGTGATTTTACTGGGTCGCCCGCATTTACAAATGTTCCTAATGGAGATTTTACCCAACCCGTGTCATTTTCAGTAACTGCTTTTGAAATAACTAATAACGTTGGGAAAGTAACGGTGTCAACTCCGTCTACTCACGGATTAAGTGTTGGAGATAAAGTTGTTTTAACGAGTGTTGGATCTAGCGGTTTGACAAAAAATGATGAGTTTTCTGTTTCAGAAATTGGATCTAGCAGTATATTTTTCTTTAATGTTACGTCTCCAAATTTAACTAGCATTAGTGACACAAAATGGACTCAAGCCATATCTCAAGGAATGGGATTTACCCACAGTCCTGCTCCTCCATTTGCAATTGTTCATCAAAAAAGATTGGTTGTTCCGTTTAATTACACAATGACTGGTTCTTCAGGCAGTCCAACTATAACTGACAGGAAAGTTAGAGACGAATTATTGTTTTCTTTAGTTAGCGACTCTGACGTATTTGATTACATTTATGGACAATTTAAGTTCATGTCTCGAAAGTCGGATTATTTAGTTGGCGTTCATAGTTTTTCAGACGATCAACTTGTAGTCTTAAACAGAGAAAGCATTTATGTGGTAAGCAATTCCTTGGATCTAAAGGAAGCCCAAACAACTTTACTAAGTAGCGACTTAGGCTGTATAGCTAGGTCTTCAATACAACAAGTCGCTGACAAGTTGATGTTTTTATCAGACAATGGCGTATACGCACTAGACTTTAAAGATCTTTACAATTTAAGAGGTCAAGATGTTCCACTTAGTGAATCAATTAATTCTTCTATAAACAGAATTAATCAAAACGCCGTTGAAAATGTGCAATCAGTTTACTTTGACAACAGATATTACATGGCTGCTCCAATTGATGGATCTAGTGTAAACAATGCTGTTTTTATATTTAATTTTTTAAACAGAGAATGGGAAAGCATAGACACTGTAGATGATCCTAATTGGGATTACAGGTACCTTATTGTTGCTGGAGACGGAGACACCCGAGGGGTCTATGCGGTAAACCAAAATGGGGGAGTACACAGACTAGATTCTTTGGATTCTGGAAATGACAATATAATTTCTCAAATTGGTGGAGTTACAAGTTCTCCTTCAATTAATGGAGTCGCTACAACTAGAGCCATAAACGGAAATGATTTAGACCGAAAAAAATGGAAACTTTGGGATTTACACGTTGAATCTAGCACTAACTCAAACTCAAATGCTACACTATCTGCGATTACAGAGAACATTGATGATACAATAGCATTAGGATCTATAGAATCTTTTCATAAAGGAGTTCTTGCTAGCGGTGAGGACATTTCAATTAGAGGAAGGTTTGGTCCTAATAGAGCATACAGCATCCAATTTAAATTTGAAAGCACACAAGGCCGACCAAAAATAAGAGCAGTTAAGATTAGTGGAAACAAAACTTTTAGAAGCACAAACGAAGCAGTATAATGGCAAACAAATTTACTACAGGTAACTCATTTAGCACAGGCGATCAAGTAACAGCAGCTAAATTAAACGCATTAATAAACTCGGCAACGTTTAATACTGGTGCAGTAGACGACGCTACAACAGAAATAAGCTCGGGTGCAATAATTGTAAAAGATGCTGGCATTACTGATGCCAAGCTTGCAACAAACTCTGTAATAACTGCTAAAATTACAGACAGTAATGTAACAACGGCTAAGATTGCAGACAGTAATGTTACAAAAGCCAAGATAGAAAACTTAGCCAACATGAAGGCTCTTGGTAATGTTTCTGGCAGTGCTGCTGCACCTGCTGAGGTGGCAATATTGGATGAGGACAACATGGCCTCTAACTCTGCTACGTCATTAGCTACACAGCAGAGCATAAAGGCTTACGCTGATTCAAAGGTAGATGGTACAGGGGCTGGATCGTTTACTACGCTGGCAGCTTCTGGAGATGTCACGTTTGATACTACTACCCTTAAGGTTGATTCATCTAACAACCGAGTAGGTATTGGTACTGCATCTCCATCTGAGGAATTAGAAGTTAGTGCTAATGGCGTAGGTCTTTTAGTACGCAACAGTGATGCAAACCAAGAAGCAGGAATTGCTACAGTTAGAGGCCAAAGATCAGACGCCAACACTTCTCCTGCAGCGGCTGGAGGCATGTCCCTAGAAAGCTGGAACACATCTGGAGCAACTGTTGTTGATGAACACTTAGGATCAGTTTACTTTGGTGCAAACCACACATCAGGATCTGAGTCAAATATACTAGGAACGGCATCTATAGCTGGAATTGCTGAAGGAACATTTAGTAACTCTTCAACAATGCCTTCGGGTATAGCATTTAGGACTGGTTCAGCAGGACAAGCTATTGGGGTTTACAATCATCACGTAGGAGAGGTTGAAAGAATGCGTATTGATTCCTCTGGCAATGTAGG